CCAACTAGGAAGTCGCCAGTAGTTACTGCAGTGTTAGCGATTAATGGAACACCTGCGATACGTGGTTGCTCTGCACCAAAGCGGAACTGCTCAGGCATGAGATACATACCGTCAGCATCTTTGATTAGTAGCAAGTTGAAGTAATCGTCAGGATGAACCATGATTGCGTTTGCCATGTACTCACCATCACGAACCTGTGCGATTGCTTGAGTAAGAACATCGAAGCGGTTCACGTTGCTATCAGCTAGTGTATCTGAATAAGCAGAAGCACTCTCAGTCAAGCCTGTGAAAGTCGGAAGGTTTGACCCTTCACCGTAAAGAAGAACGTTGTCCTCTTTGACTGCGATTTTCTTAGGCAGACGAGTTGATAGATAGCTAGTTAGTCCGTTTACATCTTCTAACATCTCGCTAGTTACACGAACGTGAGAAGCGATAGTACGAACTGGTGCATCGTTAGACTGAAGGTCGAACGTAGTTTCACCTGAAGCTGAACCTGTAATCTTGATTTCAGACCCATCTGAGTAGTTCAACTCTTTGATGTAACGTACAGTATCACTTGAAGTCGAACCTGCTGGGAGGAATTGACGTACGTGAACTGGACGGTCTGGGTCAAAGATGACACCTGGTTGGTAGTCAGGAGCAACAACATTAGCTGAAGAAGTGTTGTCTACATAGTCAGCATCTCCATTAACGATAGCCTTTGTACTGAATGTTGGCACGTTGAAGTTGATACCTTTGTGTGAACGCACTTGGTCAGCGAATCCTTCTGTTCCCTTAATCTGAGATACCATGTTAGATACCCAGTTCTTAGAAACTTGGCTTTCGTTGTTACGCTTCGTGCTAGACTCGATTGAATCTACTTGCTCTTGTAGTTTGTTGTAGTTAGTAGTAAGTGATGATAGCTCGTTTGATTTTAGGCTATCTAACTCACCGTTTAGGTTGCTCTTTTGAGCTTCCATAGCGTTCTCGATTTTCTCGTCAATTTGGTTTCCGAGTCCATCAAGTTTTGCTTCTAGTAGTTCCTTGATTTCCATTGTTATAGTAATTTAATTTCTAGTTTTGCGAATGCTTCATCTATATCACTCGGCAAGATTTCAGGCTGGGTGGCTTGAACCGGCTCAGCTTTCTCCTGTGAGTATTGGTCTATGATGAACTGTTCTAACCGCTTCATCTGTATCTCTAACAGATTGAAGGTGTCGTCCGTGAAGTCGCCCTTGCGAAATGCCTTACTGATAGTTTGCATTTGCTTCACCGCTTCGTTTGCAGTCATGCTCTTGAATCCCGTGAAGGGAGTATTCTCATTTGCTCCAAAGGTTACTGTGCTTCCCTCGTATAGCATAACTTCTTCTATCTCGCTGAAGCCCTCCTTTGGTGTGTTTCTTACTGTGCGGAATCCTATCGAATGCTCGTTAATGACTCCTGCTTCGTATAACTTTAATACATCCTCACCATAAGACGTACCGATTATCTTGCTCTCGAAGTATAACCCAAACTCATCCTCTTTGAGCATATACGGTTTCCCTAGTGGTTTGTTCACATCATGCTGGTATAGGTGCATGATTCTGTTCTTGCCCTCGGGTCCATTCTCTTTAATCGTCTTAGCGAACGCCCCTGGCTTAATGGAGTCCATGTCAGAATCTATACTACCGAACTGGGCGAAGTACCCCGTAACGATACCGTTCTGACGGTCAATATCTTTTACCTCTGCTGGAAAAGCCTTGTAAGCGAATGATTGCATTTTGCCTTGCCTCATTTCCTCAAGTTCAACGTTTCTATCGTGTGATGAACAAGCCATGTAATACGTTTCCCCATCCATCTCGTGAGTGTGTGTTCCCCTGCACCCTAGATACTCCGCATATTCTTCTGCTTCTTCAACGGTTCTAAAATACGAGAGTTGTGGTTGTTTTACTTGTTCCGCTTTCTTTGAACTCATAGGGTGTCCTTTCGGTAGTAGGTCTGTGTCGTGTTTGCCACTTCTGAACTTGCCATTGCGTAGTGCGTATAAGAAAGAGTTAACTCTAGCCATTGCCCATTGAGCCGATGAAGTAACGTTTGGTCTTACACTCTGTGGGTTTGTTCTATACGCCCCAATACCTCTGTCGTAAACCTTCTTTAGCGTACCAGCAGTCGTACGCTTAGATGCTACATCGCCCACTTCTTCATTATGTTCTTTTGCCTTATCTCTAAGGGTGTCCATTAGTGCCATAGGCTAAATATAAGACTAATCCTCGGTTATGTAGATTTGGGTACATCGGCAGTTTATAACCTCTTCAGGCTTTCCATTTGGGTCGCCTGGAAACTGCAAATCAGAACTACCTACTCTCCATGTTGCGTTCTTAGCAACTCTAACCGTATTAACTGCTAAATGAGAAGGTCTTGCATCCCCATCTAGTGTTGTTACCCATTGCTTTTCAAAGTTAAGCCCTGTACTTAATGCACCCATAAGACTCCCAGCATTTGAGGCAGTAACTATTTCTGTATTGGCTATAATTCTAGCCCTGCCTGGAGTCATTCCATCAAGCGAAGCCATACCTCTTGTCGCTATGATTCGCTCTTTAATCTGCTCCACATTGTCTCCATTCTCTAATCCTTCCTGAACAATCTTGTCTATTTGCTTTCTAGTCGTTTTATCTAATCCTCTAAGCCTCTCTTCTAAATCATAGTCAATCAGCTTCTGCAACTGTGCTATCCACGCTGGTTCTTGCTTGGTTTGTGTGTAAGGCATAGACTTAAGACCTGAGAATGTAGAACGTGCAAAGCTATCCCCCACTTCTAGGTAGAGTTCTTCAAATGCTTCCTTCATAATCAAAGGGTCAACGTCTTTTCTAAAATCAGCTAGCGTAGTAGCGTCCATGTAAATGTCGAGCTGGTCGTTTAACGCTTTGGTTATTCGCCTTGTGTACTTGGATTCATACGACTGACGCTTTCTGTCAAAGGCTTTCCAGTATTCAACTACACCACCATCCTCAAGATTGAAGGCTTTATCCTTCTCTCCCTCGTAGTAAGCAATGCACATCGCTACCGCTTGGTCTGGGTCTCGACCTTCGGCTACGACTTCAGGAATACATCTATCCAAGAAGTCATCTCTTGATTCACCTGCTCTCGGGCTAGGCATTTTCTATTTCATTTATCTTTTTTTCAGCCCATCGTCTCATGGAATCTCCACCCCAATAGGCATAAGATATAGAACCGCAGACTGGATTTCCGTCCTCATCTTCAAACGAGCCTGTATCGTATGTCTTAGCTCTCGATAGGAATGAGAATGTCCGTTTGACTGTATCGTAGGATAATGGCTCTTTGTTTGCTATTTGATTGGCTCTAACCTTCCCTACTTGCGTTGCACAGTCATTCGGATTCTTCTCCGTATACTCCAACGCTCTCTTTGCAGTATTGACCGCACTCTGTGGATAATCTCTAAACGTTTGCTTAACTGCATACTCTTCTAGTTGCTTTTCGGTTTCTTCCGTTGCTCCTAATGGTAGAAGTCCTGCTGGTACAAAGAACTGATCCATAACTGGATCGTGATCGTAGCCCATTGCTTCACGCTTCTCGTTACCCGTAATCCACCACGCATCACGAACCTGCTCCATCACTAGCTTCATGTCGGCTTGTAGAGCTGGTACGCTTTCTAGGTCGTAGTCTATGTAGAACTGTCCGCCAGTCTTTTCGTTATATCTAGCAGTCAGCCATCTGTTGAGTTCATCTCTAAAGGTGTCTAGCTCAGGCAGTACCTTCTCATAATACAGAGCCTTACGTGCTTCTTTGACGTTATTGTATACCTTGTTGTCAGGGTCGTTTAACAGAGCCGAGTTGATTTGATAGATATTACACAAATCTCTTAGACTGTACTTCTGCGACTCTAGGATATTCATATCAACTGCACTCATACCTATCTGCTTCCAGTCCATCTTAGCACCCGTAATTACAATCCGTCCTCTCTTATGCGGACCGCCATACTTGCGATAGTACTGATTCTCTAGTTGACTAGCTTGTTCTTCCGTCATGGAGTCAGGGTCGACCGCTAGGATTCCCATTGCTCCGCTATTCTGTAATAAGGCTGTCTGTGCTGTGTAAGCATCGTTTGATTGACGAACCACCCTAGACCCTGCGTGTAATGGAGAAAGCCCGTACAAATGCGAACCTGTGCCTTCGTAATCAGGACTCCAGTACTTCATGTGTAATACTTCTTCAGGCTTAAAATCTGTTCTTCGTGAGCCTATCTCTAGTGAATACCCCGATACTACATTCTCACCCTTTGCAGTAGCCCGTACCCTCATGTACTGAGAAGGCATTGCGTAGAGTTCGTTTATCAGTCCTGCGTTTGCACCGTTCTCTAATATGACCCCATGCACATAGGAGTTACCGGTTATGAGTTTGAAGCCCATCACATTCTCTATGAACTCACCCCAGCCCTGTAATTCGTTAGGCTTCTCTAGTAACTTGTAGAGTTTGTTGTTAGAATCATGTACTTCGCTTAATGCTTCATTCTTGGTCTTGTAAACTTTTTCAAACTGGTACTGCTTAGCCTCGCTCGGAAGTCTTTTGTATTTACGATACTTGGCTTCATCGCTCACCTCATATAACACCCATGATACGGAACGCATTGCGTTAGTAATAAGATTGACAATCGAGTAAACGTCAGGGTTGATCATATATCCCTTATAAACGTTCTCTCTATCGTTCTCAGGGTTCAGTATAGGAGCGTTTGTTCCCACAAAGTCCAATAAGGCGTTGTTCATCTTGTCTGCTTTGAACTGCATACGCCCTTTCTCTGCTTCTTTCTCTACTTTGCTTGGTAGTCCAAGCCAGTCTAAATAACCCATCCTGTGTTGTTTTTTAACATTAGTTCGGTGAAACCCCACACCATCGCATCTATTCTGTCGGGTGAGTCCTTATGCGTTGGATTCCATGTAGTCATTTGTAGCTCTAATTCAGGAAAGTTTGTGGTGTGATATATTAAGCCCTGCTCGTATAGAGAAACAATAGGCTCGGCTCTTACTGCCTTGCCTCGTGTTGCTCGAACTGCTTTGTAAGATACCGATTTGTCAGCTTGTCTGATAATTGCCTCTATCATGTCGCCTCCGTTGTTCACCTCGCCCACTACTCTGTCGGCTTTCCACTTATGATATAGACTTAGTGCGATGTTAGCCCACTCGTTAGGTGTGTACGTTCCTGACTTATCCTCTAGCACGTAACCCTCATTCCCTCTCTTGCCTACTACGATAATCCCAGTTAAATCTGAATCCTTGTTACTCGTAACCGCAGGGTCTATCGCCACCACGATTCTATCGTATTGCTCAACGCTTTTTCTCTTGATAAGTTCCCACGTCCATAGTGATTCATCGTCATCTTCATAATGTTCGCCAAGAAAGTTCCTGTTGTATTTAGCAAGGTTTGTTTCCTTCGTGAACTCTGCCATGCGGAGGAATTGGTCGTTGAGATTCTCTCGGTTATCCTCATATGTCGTATGGATGTGGGTCGTGTTTTCCCCGTTCTTGAAAAAACGTTCGTACTGCCACGAGCCTTTGTGTAGTGCATTGGAGATAAGTATAACCCTGTTCTGTATGCCCTGTTTACGAATTGAAAGGTCAATCGTGTCGAAGCTTTCCTCAGATGGGTGTTCCTCAAACTCCTCATAGACCCATGTCGTAATGCCCTGTAAGGACTTGAGGTTGGCAGTTTGGTTACCGCTTGACGTTTTAATTCCCGAGAAGAGTATTTCCGTGCCTGATGCTTTATTGATAATAGCGTCTTTCGTGATATGGAAATCTTGCTCAATCTCACAGATTCTCAACTTCTCAACGAACTCAGGTATGATGGACTTACTAGCACTTGTAATCGTATATCTAGTGAATAGAATCTTATGGTCGGGTTCATAGGATAGATGTGCTACGAATAGAGCAACTGCAAACGACTTACCCGAACCCCTGCCACCTGATAGATATATATACCTATCCTTAGCACTCTTTATCTGCCGATACTTGTAATGAAGAACGATGTCATTCATCCGTCCACTTTATGCGAGTTATAATCTCGCTATTGCCAGTTGTTTCCAGCTCTTGTTTCGGTTGTCCGTATGCTGAATCCATAAGGGCTTTATAAGCTGACGTATCTCCTTTGAGGGCTTTGGCTATTAAGGCAAGGGTCATCTTGTCCTCTACGGTCATATCTTCCGTGTCGCCAGTCATAGGGTTCTTGCCCTTATCTAACGCAGTTAGCCACTTCTTAATGATTGTGCTACGACTCTTTGCACCCTTTGGTCTACCCTTTGGATTTCCTGACTGACCTGGTTTGAACTGTGTTTCTTTAGGTGGGTTCGGCATCCCTGTTACTCCCCTGTTTCGTATGGTTGACCGTTTCTCTTTATTTCTAGTGTCGGGTCTAATTTACGCATTCTGTCAATAATGACTTGACAGTACTTCGGGTCAAGCTCCATGCCATAGCATTTACGCCCTAACTGGTGTGATGCTACCATTGTAGCACCACTTCCCAAAAAATAATCACAGATAACTCGAGCATTGTTGCAGAATTTTTTAATTGACCAATCAATTAAATCAACTGGCTTTTGAGTTGGGTGAACACGATTTGTTTTCTCTGACGCCTTTGTGTACTGACGAACTACGCTTCTAGCATTTGACCACGCTAGTTCACAATCAGTTTGGTCGCTTTCACCATTATTCTTATCCCATACAATCCAACACTCAGAGTCGGGTAAGCATGAAGAATAATAATTAGCACCCCACCAAATATGTATTGCATTTGGATATAATGAATAAATTAGATTGAATGAATCCTTTGCTGAATCTGTATTATCATCACCCAATATGTCAGATTTGTAATTCCTTGAAAGAACTCCACTTTTAGACACTGCGTTCATACCATAAGGTGGGTCAGTAAATACCATATCGGCTTTCTCTCCATTCATTAGCTTCTCCACTTGGTCGCTATCCGTACTATCCCCACAAAGTAAACGATGCTCCCCAATCTCGAATAAATCCCCTAGCACAATATCGGTATGAACTTCATCAGGCACTTCAAAATTATCTTCTTCTGCCTCGGCTTCTTCTACATCCCAGTCAGGAACATCTAGCCCCCACTCATCTAGTTTTTGCTCATCCCACTCATTAGCCAACATCTCCCAATCCCAATCACCGCCTGAAACATTGTCCTTTATGATGAACTCTGTTTCCTGCTCCTGGGTTAGCTTGTCGGCAATCTTAATTGACACTTCTTTAAGACCAGCCTCCTGACAAGCCCTATACCTCATGTTGCCTCCCAGGATTACCATGTCTTTATTTACCACAATAGGTCGAAGTTCTAGCATCTCAGGAAACTCTTTTATCGAGTTCACCAGCTTCTTGAAGTTCTCATCCCTTATGACTCTAGGATTGTTAGGGTTGGGTTTTATGTCAGTTAGCTTAGTTATCATCCTACAATCCTCCCATCCATGATTCTGAAGTTCTGTACCGAGTAGTTATTACCCTCTACGTCCACTATAGCTCCGCCATGATTCCACTTCGTGTAAGCGAATGGTCGATACATTGGCTCTAAATCACATAAACACCCAGTTGAAAAACACGCAGTTTGCTTACCGTTCAAGTTCCCTTCGTGGTGTGAACTGGTTTGATGGTTATGCCCTGCAATCACAGAAGTCTTAGCTCTTAAAAATAGACCTCGTGCTGGGTTGACTGGGCTGAATATAGACTGTCCAAACTCATGTCCATGTACTACGTTCAGGTGTCCGAATAAGGCACGTTGCTTACTATCTATGAGCGGAATGTCCAAGTCATCTAGTCCTAGTACATCCGATATTTGAAACCTGTCTAGGTTGTATAACTCAGGTGCATTGTTTAGTAAGTACGAGTTCCATCTGTCCTCATGGTTTCCGAGTTTGTAGTAGATGTCTACATTCAATGCTGATAATCCTTCTAGAAACTCTCTAACCATTTCTACCTCAACTGGTACAGTTTTTATGTTAGGGTCTTTCTCCCATCGACTAATCTTAGCGAAGTCGATTAAATCGCCATTGATGTATATCGAGTAAAACCCATGTTTGAACCCGTAGTCCAGGGCAGTGTTGATTGAACTTAAATCATGGTAGGGAATGGT